GTGAAAGAGCAGATAGAAGATACAGAGAAAAGAACAGAAAGAATCAGAAATGCCGTTGGATTAAGTCAGTGGAGAGATATTGAAACTGGAGAATTAAAAATAAGTGGCGTGTTGTTTGCGGGAGAAAATGTTGAAAGAGCTGCTCAGATTGTTGAAGCATTAGAAGGATTAACAATTCGAGAAGCTCAGGATTTGTTAGAAAGAGTAAGGATACATTTACTGAATTCTATAGTTACTACGAAATAAATGCCAAGAAAGGAGCAGACAATGATCATAAGAACTGAATATGCCAATTTTGGCAGACCGGAAGATTTACTCCGGTATATGCAGGAAGAAAACATTGAAGTAGTAACGGTAGAGTCGGAATATTGGGGTGCAAAGCTTGCTCCTATGAGGATGACACAGAAAGATGTAGAAGATTGGGTGAAAATGAAGGAGGAGTAAATGAATTATACAGCAATAGCAATAACAGCAATTGTCTGCATAACAATACTGATGTTATGCCATGAACCTAAAGACCGTAAGTAGCATATAAAACATAAAGAGCCATGAGGTGAGAGAGTGAACATAGTTATAAAGATTATAGAGGGAGAGAAGACAATAGATTTCTCAACCCTGGATGAGAATAAGAAGAAAGAATACGGACAGCGCCTCAATGAGCAAGGGCTAAGTGCTATGGGGTATGTCCGTAGTAAGGAGGCAACATGAGAGATATAGGTTTGATTATAGCATATAACAAGCGTATTAATGCGGCAGTAGACGATAGACGCATAAGGGACGCGGCTAAGTGGATGTGCAGGCTTCACAAGCTGGAACATAAGAACAAGGTGCCGGCGGGAAGCTTCAGACTCAGAAGCATATAAAAAAGAGCCGCTTGGACCAGCGGCTCTAGTACTTAGAACATAAAATGCTCTGCAAATATAACAATATTATTGTATCAGAAATGTTCGAGTACATCAAGAAAAATTAATAAAATGGTCTTTTTTCTTGGGCTTGTAATGAATATTAACAAGTCTGCGAAAAAGATTATTAAAAGGGGTGTACATGAAAAGAAGAGGTACAAGGTACATTCCCTATGATTATGAAGCGGCAATTGATAAATCTGTAGAAGATATGAATGAGGTCTTCATGGAGTACATGCTGAAGACCAAATACAGGTGTGTCTATACATGTAAGGAGATCCGTGCAGGTAATCAGCTTGAGATAGAAATATATCCAGAGTTCACAAGGAAAGAGGACGTTCCGGAAGATGGAAGAATTAAGGATAAAGAGACTCAAAGAAATCTGAACAATAAGAATGCTATTAAATATTGTGGAAGACTGATTATAGAGAATTTCACAAATGAAGATATATGGATGACGCTTACATACTCTGAGGGGAATGAACCATCTAGTTGGGAAGATGCTATTAAGAATATGACTAAGTATATTCGCCGTATCAATTACAGACGAAAGAAGCAGGGATTACCTAAGGCAAAATATATTTATGTAACAGAGCATGATCCTGATGCAAAGATACGCTGGCATCATCATGTAATCATGGATGGGCTTCTGGGAAGAGATATGTGCGAGAAATTGTGGAAGTTGGGAGAGCGTTCCCAGTCAAAGCGACTTGAGGAAGATGCTTATGGTCTTGTAGGAATGGCCAAGTACATAACAAAGGACAAGCACCGGCAGAAAAATGAGAAGCGGTGGAACTGCTCCACAGGACTTAGACAATTCAGAGTTCGTAAGGTTCGTTCTAAGAGAAAGGGCGGAAATGGGCGGTATGTTCCTGTAAGCAAATATATAGACACATTTGTAAGAGATAAGGCTGCAAGGGAAGCAGAGATACAAGCTTGGCATCCAGAATATTCTCTTCTGGAATCGCAGGTTTATTACAACGGAGTTAATGGGATGTTTTATATAACGGCAAGACTCCGGGATTGGAGAAAAAGAGATGCAAAAGGTAGATGTATACATCCAAACGACAGCTAGAGGACCGGCAGTCCGTAAGCATGCCGCGTACATGTATGTCTTAAAGATAGTTATTAACGGCAAGGAGTTTGTCCGTAATGGCAAAGGCGTGCTGGAGAATGTAACAGAGAATCAGGCGGCTTTGCAGGCAATAATACATGCACTTATGCGTTTCCGTGAAAAATGCGAAATCTGCATAAATACAGAATGTGAGCATGTATTAAACAGCTGTAGAAATGCATGGCCGCAACAGTGGGAAAAGGACGGTTGGATAAAAAAGACTGGCAAGCCAGTAAAGAACGCAGACCTGTGGCAGCAGTACCTTAATGTAAGCCGAGGGCATGTAATAAGTTGGGTGAACAAGCCACATGATTTTAGTAAGTGGATGGATTATGAGCTTGGGAAGATGGAGGCAGAATGGACGAATCAAAGATAAAAAAGGAGCTGGAGCGTCTTAAGTGGTTAAGAAAAGCCGCGTACATGATGCAGCCCTGTAAAACAGCGAATGAAACAAGCATCAAGGTTACTAATCTTACCCTTCTTGGAGGGCAGATTGCAAAGCTTGAGCGGGAATTGTATATCTGCCAGCATCCAGAGGTAGACAATTAAGAAACAAGAACGGTGCAAAGCCGCATAAATACAGAATGGGAGTGACATTTTACTCCAAATATATCTACACGGTACTTATTCATGCACAGATTAAGAATATATCACAGTTTATTATCTGGCAGGTTAATCCTCCCGGTCATGCCGGGAGGGGAAAGGAGGATTATGGAAAGTATAATGCAGGACATTAAAGAATGCTTCCTGTGTAGAGAAGCAATGATTAAAAAAAATAATTTTAAAAGGCTTCCATCGAATGATTTAGAGTGCCATCACATTATGCACGGTATGGCCAACAGAAAGATATCAGAGCATTACGGGCTTAAGGTATGGCTTTGTGAGGAGCATCACAGGACAGGCAAAGAGGCGGTACATAAATGCAGGGAAACAGATCTGAAGCTCATAAGAGCAGGTCAAAAGAGATTTGAGCAGTTATTCAGTCACGAGGAGTGGATGAATTTATTCATGAAAAATTATTTGTAGGAGGGAGACAATATGACACAGGAAACGTTATTGCAGATAGGAAAACTTGGCCTTGCAATTGAAGATGGTGCGAATATGGTACTGGATATGTATCGTGTTAAGGAAGAACTTACAGGAGCAGATTTATTTAAGGGAGAGCCTAGCGAAGACAGAAGCCATTATGCAGGATATACAGAGCTGTACAAGCTACCAGGCATGAAAGACATAGCAGATGATGCAGCTGAATATATCAAGAATCGTTTAGGAGAAGTTATTGAGGAGCACTGTAAGTCTTTAGAAGCCTATATTTCTGCATTAGGTAACACTGTAACAGCAAAAGCAGACAAGCCGGACAGAAAGGCGAAGACACCCAGCTAAGAAACAGAATGACAAGAATGGATTCTATTGTGCAAAATGTGGCAGTTATATTTCTACACTTACGATAGATAGGACTACGTGGGGATATAAGAAAGGTAGTAAGTATTACTGTTCGTATAAATGCATGCGAGAATCATGCAAATAAGGAGGAATAATTATGTTTGATACATTTGGAGAATTTGATAGTGCTGAAGAAATAAATAAGGCGGCAGCAGGACAGCTTGCGCAGGCAGATACACAGGCTATAAGGGATATAGCAAGAGAGAATGGTCTTGATCCGGCTGATGCAGAGGACTATATAGACGGAGAAGTATCAGAGTTGTGCAATCCACTCATGGCGGCACTTGGAAAAATAAAGGTTGAAGAGGAGGAGCTTAAGCCGGTTGAGATAGTACAGGATTGGATAAATTATATAAAAGCACAGGTTACAGAGCATCCTGATATGGCTGTAGCGGTACGCAGAAAGGGAAAGACGATAAAGGGCTGTATCGCAGAACTTCTTAAGTGGAGTTTTAAGAATTGTTATCCGGTGGATAAGGATATTGTTAAGGCAGCAGGCGTAGGTGCTTCTGTTAAGATGGGAATCCCTGGAATGGGAAGAGCGTATGAAATCATAAAGGCTTATTACCTTGGAGGCGCGAAATGAAAAGAAAACAGATTATAGACTACGAGGGAGAAAAGCCCACAGGAAGACATAAGCTTACTCTTATAGCAGACATTATAAAGCTTGATGATGATTACCTGGTTGTAGACCTTTATAGTAAAAAAGAACTGATATATCGAGAAGCGTATTGCGGTACAGGCAGGTTCAATTATGACTACAGGGAAAATAAAGCCGACACAAAAAGCTATTGGAACAATCCAAATAGAAGAATGATACATGAGGCGTATACAACAGAAAAAGCATCAGGAGCAATAAAAAAATATGCAAAACAGATGGGGGTTAAATGTTATAACGATAAACCAACAGACATATTAGAAAGTATTGAATATAAAATAGACGGATTACAGGATGTAAGAAAAAAGAACCGTGCCAATGAGGAAAGAGATAAATTATTTGAATTACTCCCGGAAGAGCCTAGAATTCTTCAAATGCGTATAGAAAGCAAAGTGAATCAGGGGAATATTATATATTACAAAAGACATGGAATATATGCTGATTATCATTGTTGCCAGTGCGGAGAAGATTATACGCTAAGAACAGAACCATACGAAGGAATTGAACCGATACTGACATATCCCAAGCCGGAAAGATTAAAAGCTTTTGAATGCCCTAAATGTGGAGACAGTGCATTGCTTTATCAAATGGGGCATGCCAAGTGTACATACCAGAATTTCACAACATTTTTATATCAGGTGGCAGCAGACGGAACCCTGATTACAAGAATGTATGATGTATTTGTAACAAGAACACCAGAAGGGGCAAGGAACATCAGAACAACAGAGTATGAGCGTGTGTTTATGCGTCCCGGATATTGTAGAGAATATTATAGATACAATTCAGAAGACAGATGGTGTAAAGACAGAAATGTGTCACTTAGCAATGTAATAGAACTTATTGAGGTCAACTATGACTGTATAAAGGATAGCCAGATGAAGTATCTTCCAGAAGATATGTATAAAACAATATACAGCACACCAGAAAGAATAGAACGAAAGTATCTGGCCCGGTATGAGACTGTGGAAAGCTTCGCGAGATGTCCACAACTGGAGACATTATTTAAAAATGATTTTAGAAATATATGTAGAAGAATCATATGGAAGAGAGGCAGCACAAACCAGGTCAATAAGCATGTAAAGGAACTACATGAGATATTAAGGATTACTAGGACACAATTGAAGTGTTTAAAAGAAGGTGGAAAGACGGAAACCATTGGATTACAAGAACTTGAAGCGTTCAGACAGATTGCTGATAAATACAGAATAAAAGAGCGGGACTATGACATGTTATTTAAACTGTATATGAGCTCTAGCCAGACAACACTAGAATATTTACTAAGATTTCAGAGCATAACAAAATTATGGAATATAGTACATAAGTATTTAGAAGATGAGCATTTTGAGAACATCAGACAGGTACTTACAGAATATAAAGATTATCTTCGAACACGCGAAGCAAATGGAGATGACTTAAGCAATACTGTTTATCTGAAACCAAGAAATCTGTATGAAACATATTCACGAATACGTCTGGAAGCTGAACAGAGAAAAAATGAGAAGTATATCAATGATATGGAGGAAAAATATCCGGATATAAAGAGCAGATCAAAGAAGATACCTAGGAAGTATACATTTAAGCATGAGGAATTAATGATAAGACCTGCTATTGATGCGAAAGAAATTGTACTTGAAGGAAGAACGCTTCATCACTGTGTTGGGAGTGATGAGCAGCCATATCTGAAAAACTATAATTCTGGAAAAGGTTGGATAATGGTAATCAGGGATATAAAGGCTCCTGATATTCCATACATCACGGTGGAATTAAAGGATAACAGAATAATGCAGTGGTATGGAGAACATGATACTAAGCCGGATAGGGAGATTATAGAGGAATTTTTAAAAGAATATAAAAAACACATAGCTAAGAAAGAGAGGAAGACAGCATGAATGAAGTGCTATACACAAAAACATTTAATGAGTGGCAGCAGGAGCTAGATACAGAGCTTGTAAAGAGTGCGGAAAGCTTTGTGAAGATAGGATATCTTCTTAAGGTTGCCAGAGATACAGACATACTTGCAAATACTGGATATGCAAATGTTGTGGAATTTGCAAAAGCCCGCTATGGCCTTGACAAGACGCAGGTATCAAGGTTTATACATATTAACGACAGATTCAGCGAGGGTGGAAACAGTGCAGAGCTGCAGGACAGATATAAAGGTATGGGATATGCAAAGCTGACAATTATGCTGCAGCTTCCTGATGAAATCAATGAAGAGATAAGCACAGATTTTTCCAAGGCTGAGATAGAAGATATCAAAAAGGAAATTGATGAGGAAAATAAGATATCTGACATTGAAGTATGGATGGAAGGTACACAGGAAGAGGCAGAAAAATATAACGAGCTTGGACAGGTTATGTATCAGCTTTTGCATGATATGCCTGAACTATTTACCAAGATTGCACAGTCTTCTATAGAAACAGAAGAACTGATGAATATATTAGCCCCATCAGGAGAGATGATATATTCAGTACGTATTCCGGGAACTGGCCGACTAATGTTAAGTATTAAGGTTAATACCGGAAGAATAACGATAACTAATGTGCGAAGCATGGAAAAGACAGAGTGGAACATAGAGGACCTTGCAGATTTTGTGGTAGACATACTTAGCAGAGCTGATACAGAAGATCCGGTTAAGGCGTGGACGAACATCTATGAAGAGGAATATCCGAAAAAAGCAGAAGTTGCACCGGTGCAACAGGAAAAGCCAGTGCAGAGGAAAGAAAAGAAGGTGCAGAAAGCCAAGATTGAGAAACCTAAGCCCCAGTCGGTAGAAGAGAATACGGAAGAGGAACAGATACCAGGGCAGGACAGCGTGCTTAATCATCCGGAGTATTTACCGGAAAACACAGAAAAACCGAATTTTGAAAAAGATATGTCGAAAATGGTGGAAGAAACACATGATTTTAAAGAAGCACCTGAAGAGAAAGAAAAAACAGAGCCAGAAATGCCAACAAATGCGATAAATACAGAATGTGAGGACGAAGTAGACGCACTTGGGAATTATATGAATTGTTGGGAAGCAATATGTGATGCACATCGCAAGATTGCTCTGTTTATCGAGGATTACAGCACATCTGATATAACACCGGATAATATGCGAATAGAAGCAGCACGCATAAATGCGGTTACATTGGCAGAAGAATTGGAGCACCTAAAAGCTCTGTAGACCGCATAAATACAGAATATGGAGGTTAATATGACGACGGGAATAATATGTTTTATAGCTGGTTTTATAACGGCATGGGAAATATCAGCATTGTGTAACGCAGGAAGGGGAAATTGAGATGAATAAAGACTGTATCATGATTAATTTAGAGCATAGAGATTGTAAAGGACTTAAAGAACTGTATTGCGCTAAGGAGGATAAGCCTTGCTCATTCTATAAGCCGGTGGATAAATACAATAGAGATGGTAGCAGGAAAGGAATAAGATAAATGGAAGATAGATATTTATTTAAGGCAAAGAGACTTGATAATGGAGAATGGGTGCAAGGAGCATTACTTGACGGAGAAATCTATTGTCTTATAGCACAAGAGATAAAATTCAGTCCGTACATAATGCACGAATGTAAGATTGTCGGATATGAAGCGGACAGAGATACAATCTGCCAATGCACCGGCTTAAAAGATAAAAATGGCAAGCTGATTCGGGAAAATGATATTGTAAAAGATTTGTTTAGTGATGTTTGTGCACCAATTAAATATGGCAGTTATCAGAGCTGCTTTGATGAACATGTTGGATTTTATGTAGATTGGACTGATAAGTATGCTAAAAGATACAGAAAAGACCTGGGGTATTGGATAAATATGGCTGACACAGAGATTATTGGTAATGTGTTTGACAATCCAGAATTATTAAAGCGAGGCACATATGAGCAGAAAACGACATAAACACTTATGTGAGTATACCTGCTGTGAGCAATGTTCTAAGAGTGTGGCAGCAGACGGAACATATACATGTAACAATAAGACTGTTATAGAGAACTACATGCCAACAGAAGATTACTTCTGGTGTGATGGAGAGATGTTTATTAGGAGGGAAGGTGATTCATAATGCTAATATTGCCAATCAAGAAAAAATGGTTTGATATGATTCTTTCAGGTGAGAAGAAAGAAGAGTATCGGGAAATAAAACAATATTACGAAACAAGATTCCAGAATCTGTTCGGAGCAATAACTATATATCCATCAAGTATCTTTTCAGATAGAAGCAAATATGAACTGTTGCAAGGAGAGGCAGTACCAGAGGAGATAAGGAAAGACAGGGTTCAGGAGATTATTTTTCGTAATGGTTATTCCAAGAATTCTAAAGCAATAAAAGCAAGATGTAAGTTAAGGATTGGGAAAGGGAAATCAGAGTGGGGAGCTGAACCAGATAAACAGTACTATATTTTAGAAATCCTGAGTGTTGAAAAACTGGCAGCAGACAAGAAAGGTAGGTGATAAAAGAATTGAAAAATAATAATATAAAAGACCTTCTTAAGCAGTACAATGATCTGGTTAAGGAGAAACAGGAAATACAGGCTGCGATTGATAAGATACAAAGAGAACTTGATAAAATGGAAGATGAAGGGTATACGGAAAAGGACAGCGTTACCGGTGGAGATGGAGGTAAGCAGCATTTTGTTGTAGAAGGCTTCCCTTATCCGGCATATTCACGGAAGAGAACACTTCTTTTAGTACGACAGCGGCAGCAGATGAATGTTAAAGAAAAGATAGATACACAGATTAATCTAATAGAGCAATGCATAAATGAAATTGATAACAGTAGAATGAGGCGGCTTATAACATTAAGATACATAGAAGGCTTATCCTGGGTGCAGGTAGCAAGAAAGATGGGAAAACATCACACAGCAGACGGCTGCAGAATGGCAGTCGAAAGATTTTTATCAAAAATTTGAAGTTTGTTCGCTCTGTTCGTTTTGTCTGTGCTAATATCTAAACTGGACTTGATGGACTGCATGAGTTATCCATTAAATATTAAATACTTCCAGTAAGACACTAGCTTAAGGCTGGTGTCTTTTTTGTATGCCAAGAAAGGAGCTGATTGTGTGAGATTAACAGATAAACAACGGAAATTCTGTGATGAATACCTTATAGACCTTAATGCCACACAAGCGGCTATTAGGGCGGGGTACACAGAAAAGTATGCAAATACAAATGCATCAAAATTACTACAAAATACTACAATTTCACAGTGCATAGGAGAGAGACAAAAAGAACTATCGCGCAAGACGGAGATTACTCAGGAGCGAGTGATCAGGGAACTTGCCTTGATAGCTTTTTCTAATACAGCAGATTATGCACATGTAGTCGAGAAGAAGATGAAAGCAGAAGTAGGCGGAATGCTTGTGGATATACTGGATGAAGATGGCAAACCTGCTACATACAGGACTGTAGAGCCAGTATTGACAGAAGAACTTACAGAAGAACAAAAGCGTGCATTAGCTGTTATTAAGAAAGGGCGAGATGGATTAGAGGTCAAGCCATGTGACAAGGTAAGGGCGTTGGAGCTTCTTGGCAAACATCTTGGAATGTTCACGGATAAGATAGAAGCAAATATAAACGATTCTGTAAAGAATGAGCTTGCAGAGCTTCTTGCTCAGCGTAAGGCAAGGGGTGAGCCTGATGCTTCTAAGTGATAAGTATTGGGACTACATAGATACACCGGCAAGAGCAGAATTCCTTGAAGGTTCTACTGCATCAGGTAAGACAACAACAGTAGCTGTGAAGTTCATAATGAATGTAGCTGAGTCGGATATGAAGCTGCATGTTATAGCCGGTAATACAACAGGTGTTATTGAGAAGAATATTATAAATGCTGATATGGGATTGCTGCAGATATTTCCCAATCTTGAATACTGTGGTAATGGTGATAAAGAGAATAAACTTCCACATATTAAATTCAAAACTGGCAGCAGTACCAAGATAATATATATTCTTGGCTATGATAATGCCAGCAAGTGGAAGAATGCCTTAGGTTCGCAGTTTGGATGTGTGTGGGTAGATGAGTGCAATACGGCTAACATAGACTTCATACGAGAGATATTCGGACGAAGTGAATATTTTGTTGGCACTCTTAATCCAGATGCACCTACATTACCCATATATTCAGAGTACATCAATCACGCAAGACCGATCGATAAGTACAAGGCAGATGTGCCGGAAGAGATATGGAAGGACCTTAATGGCTGTGAGCCTATTAAAGGCTGGGTATACTGGTTCTTCACATTTGAAGATAACGTATCTATGACACCTGAGAAGATAGAACAGAAGAAAATGAGCTATCCTCCTGGTACTAAGATATATAAAAACAAGATATTAGGATTAAGAGGCAAGGCTACAGGTCTTGTCTTTTCTAATTTCTGCAGGCGGCATGTTATTACTAAAGAACAGGCTAAGGCATTTATTAAGCGAGAATATGATGACAAGCAGACAGAATGGTTTGTAATATATACAAGCGGTCTTGATACGGCATATTCAACTAAGAGTCCTGATACTATTGCAATGTCCTATATGGGAATAACAAACAAAGGAAAGCTAATTATACTGGCAGAAAGGGTATATAACAATGCGGCTCTTGATATCCCCATAGCACCGTCTGATACAGTAAGAAATTACATAGACTTCCTGGAACGCAACAGAAAAGAATGGGGCGGCATGGCAAAGAACACCTTTATTGATAATGCTGATCAGGCAACAATAACAGAATTTGCCAAGTATAAGAGAGAGCATCACGAATGCCTATATATATTCAATAATGCATATAAGAAAGTAACAATAATAGACAGAATAAACCTGCAGCTTGGCTGGATGTCCTTTAACGACGAAAAGGGCAAAGAGCCAAGTTATTATGTTGTAGATACATGCACGAACTACACAGGGGAACTGCAGGTATACAGTTGGCTGGAAGATAAAGACTGTGAGCCGGAAGATGGAAATGACCACATGGTAAACAGTACGCAATATGGTTGGATACCATACAGGGACAAAGTTGGAGTAGAGAATAGATAGGAGAGTGAGAGAGGTGAGCATATTTAATACTATGGCTGATAAGATAAGAGATGGAATAAGGACATGGTTGCGTGTGCAGCCGGCACAGAGAGGAATAATTAATATACAGGAAATCTTCGACTTTGAAGGTAATGCCATTAAGAATCAGATATGGTACAGAGGTGTAAGTGAAGAGCTGTCACAGCTGTATGATCAGATTGATGGAGATAAGACAAGATTCTGGGCTGCAAAATGCTCTCCTGGATTAGCGATAAGAAAGATACATGTAGGATTACCGGCAATGCTGGTTGATATGCTTGCGAGTATTGTTGTTGCAGATATGAACGAGATAGATGTTGGCAGCAGGCAGTCAGACTGGGATAAGATAGCAGAAGAAAACGATTTTGCAGAACTTGTAAAGCAGGCAATAACAGACACTCTTATTGTTGGAGATGGCGCATTTAAACTATCCATAGATACGAATCTAAGCCAGTATCCGATTATAGAGTTTTATCCAGGCGACAGGGTAGAGATAATAAGAGAACGCGGCAGAGTGAAAGAGGTTGTTTTTAAGACAATATATACAGTTAAGAATCAGGAATACATCCTACTTGAAACGTATGGCAAAGGCTATATCACATATATGCTCACAAGAGATAACAAAGAATGTGATATTAGCAATGTGCCGGAGCTTGCAGGTTTAAGACCTGTAACATGGGAAGATAAAAGTTTTATGATGGCCATACCGATCATGTTCTATAAATCAGCGAAGTTTAAAGGTAGAGGTAAAAGTATCTATGACAGTAAGATAGATGAATTTGATGCACTGGATGAAGCATGGAGCCAGTGGATGGATGCCTTAAGACATAACCGTACAAAGGAATATATACCCGAGAATTTACTTCCTCGAAATCCAAGCGATGGAGCTGTTATGCTGCCAAATTCATTTGACAACGCTTATATACAGTATTCGTCTCCTATGGCAGAAGGTGCAAATTATAAGATTGAAAGAGAACAGAGTGAAATACCACATGAAGGGTATCTTGCTACATATATTACGGCATTGGACCTTTGCTTACAGGGAATCATGAGCCCTTCTACATTGGGAATAGATGTAAAGAAGCTTGATAATGCAGAAGCACAAAGGGAGAAGGAAAAAGCAACGCTGTACAGTAGAAACAATATTGTTAATCAGCTTCAGAAGGTTCTTCCAAAGCTTGTAAAAATGACATTGCAGGCGATAGATACTCTTAATAATTCAGCAACACAGGACATCGATGTTGATGTAACATTTGGTGAATACGCGAACCCTAGCTTTGAGAGCCAGGTTGAGACAGTAAGCAAAGCTAAGCAGGGTGGCATCATGAGTGTGGAAGCGTCCGTTGATGAGCTGTATGGAGACACTAAGGATGATGACTGGAAACAGGAAGAGGTTGCAAGGCTTAAGGCTGAACAGGGAATATCAGATATGGAAGAGCCGGCACTTAATACGGAATTAGATGGATTTGAAGTGGAAAGCTTTTAGAGGTAGCCTATGTTAAATACAGACTATGATATAGAGAAAGCCTTTAAAGCCATAGAAGATGAGCTGATTGCTTCTATGATGCGCAATCTTGCGAGCCACAGAGCAGAAGAGACAGATATGGGGTTTAACTGGTCACAGTGGCAGGTAGAACAGCTTAAGGCTCTGGAAAAGTATAAGGCACAGAATAAAAAGAAGTTCACGAAGTCGTTCAGTAACATAAATGATTCTATTGACGCAATGATATTTGCAGCCAGACAGGAAGGCGGTACAGAACAGGAGCAGAAGATATTAAGGGCCTTAAAGAAGGGCTTGAAAGCATCTAAGGTGTCACAGGGCGCTGAAGGTGCTTTTTTTAAGCTTAATACAAGAAAACTGGAAGCTCTGATAAAAGCCACAAAGAATGATTTTGGTACAGCAGAGAAGGCAATGCTCAGGATGTCCGAAGACAAATACAGACAGATAATATTTAATGCACAGGTATATGCAAATACAGGCGCAGGAACATATGAGAAGGCTGTAGATATGGCTACAAAGGATTTTCTTAAGGCAGGCATTAACTGCATAGAATATGCGAATGGTGCAAGGCATACAGCGAAGGATTATGCTAAGATGGCAATTCAGACAGCCAGCAAGCGTGCCTATCTGACCGGAGAAGGCGAAATGAGACAATCATGGGGAATTAGTACAGTTATTATGAATAAGCGTGCTAATGCCTGTCCTAAATGCCTTCCGTTTGTTGGTAAGATTCTTATAGATGATGTGTGGAGTGGAGGAAAGGCGTCAGATGGTCCTTATCCGCTTATGTCTTCTGCTATGGCAGCAGGACTTTACCACCCTAACTGCAAAGATGTACATACAACATATTTTCCTGAACTTGATGATGAGCCTAATAGCAAGTTTTCCAAGAAAGAGCTTGAGCAGGTTAAGGAAGATTACAGGCAGGACCAGAAACAGCAGTATGCAGGCAGAATGGCGGAGCAGTACGGCAGACTATCAGAGTATTCACTTGATCCGGATAATAAGAGAATGTATGCGGCGAGGAAGGAGCAGTGGGAAAAACAGGAATATGGTGCTATTGATGAATACACATCATCAAAGAAAGAATATGATGCACAAGTTCACAAGTTAGCTAAACTTGAAAAGGAAACAGACAATGCACTTAATGCTTATATGGATGTTATGGATACACCTCAAGCAGCAGAGTATGAAGAGGTATTTAATAAAAAATTTGATGAAACAGAAAATCTGAAACAGATAGTTAAAGATTTGAAAGCAGGATTGTCAGGAAAAGAAGCAAAAGCTGTTAGACAGATGGAAAAGGAACTTTCTTTAAGAACTGGAATACCAATAGATAAAGTTGAAATGTCAGGATTGAAATATGATACCGCTAAAATGGTATATGATTCTTATGATGTTGTTTTGAAAAAATTCCCTGAACTGAAAGGACAGCTAGCATCTTTCAAATATAGTAGCGATTTAAAAGGTGGTACATATGCAGGTTGTGTAACATATACGGGAGAAATCAAAGCATATGGAAAATTTGCTAATTATGAAAAATTAGTTCAAGCATATGCAAATGATGTTGCTCAAGGGTTTCATCCAGTTGGTACAGACCACAACAGTATTATTGTACATGAATTAGGTCATGCCTTAGATGGATATATGTCAAAAAAGGGACTGCTTGATGGAAATGTTCACAGAACAACGAGCAAAACAGTAAAAGATATGACTCTGAAATTAGCGGGATTTGATAAGCAGGAATTAGCGGATGATTTGAAAAAACAAGGCTTGACGCTATCTCAAAGACGTGATATTTTAGAAAAAAAAGAAAGAGATTTCATAGCTGAACATGTTAGTGTTTATGCAGCAAAGTATGATTATGTTAAAAATAGAACTAAAGTAGATTCTGAACGTGAATTTTTCGCAGAATGTTTTGCAGAATATATGATGAGTGATAATCCAAGAAAAACAGCAAAAATATTTGGCGAAATTATTGAAACAGCATTAGGAAGGTGATGTAAATGTTTTCAAGTGATGCTACAGTTGAAGAAATTAGCCAATTTGAGTATGAACTGGATAAGAAAGGCTTAATGGATTATTATCATCAACTTGGAGGGAAAAAGAGCGGATTAAAAAATTTTTTAATAGATGGCTTGATAAGTTCATCAAACCCAGTGGATTCTTTAGAACTTATTAAAAGTGATTCCAAATTAAAACTGACAAATGCTGAATGGGAGTATGCAAGAAAGATTGCGTTTGAACGTCTTAAGAAACTTATGATAGAAGAGTATGCAGCTACTGATGAAGAGATGAATAGTGACGAGACAAAAGAATATTTTAAATCTTTAGGTTTTGCGGATTTTTTAGAAGTTTAACAGCCACCAGTCGAGAGATTGGTGGTATTTTTATACCCAATTTTAAGAAAGAGAGGATTTAAAAATGAAGGATTATATTGGAGTAAAAGTGGTGGCAGCAGAGCCAATGAGCAGAGGTGAATACAATGCATACAGAGGATGGAAGATACCAAGTGACGAGAACCCGGCAGATGAAGGTTATCATATAAGATATTCTGATGGATATGAGAGTTGGTGTCCTAAGAAACAATTTGAGGAAGCATACAGAAGATATGATGGAACGAAGTTGCCGTCAACAGCTATTTTAATGAATAGCGGGGATTACAAAGATAGATTCAAAGCAGAGTATAAGCAGCTAGTTATAAGATATAAAGGACTTAAATGTATGCTTGAGAAATGGGATAATGGCACATTAGAATTTAAGCCAACATGTCCTAGAAGCACATATAATATGCAGATGGATGCAATGGTAAATTATCTGGCTGTTCTTGAATCAAGAGCGGTAATGGAAGGGATAGAACTTTAGAAATTAGAGTAAGTTGCACCAGTGCAACACAATTTAATATTAGTTATTAAGCACACATGGCAAATAAGCTGTGTGTGCCTATTTTTTTTATGCCCAAAACTTAATGGCACTAAACTTTAGGGAAATGCCGACGGGCGGTAAACGGAAAGGAGACAGGTATGAGAAAAACATTACCTATTAATCTACAGCTCTTCGCAGATGGCGGAGATGGTAACGGCGACCAGAACGCTGGAGGAGATAGTGGACAGCAGAGTGGTCAGAATAATCAGCAGACAGCTGGTGTTGATTATGACAAGATACAGACTATGCTGGATAATGCAACTGCCAAGAAAGAGAATGCTGTGCTTAAAAGCTATTTTCAGCAGCAGGGATTATCGGAAGATGAGATAAGCCAGGCTATTGCAACATTTAAGCAGAATAAGCAGCAGCAGACACAACAGCAGCAGAACGCTAATGCTAATCTTCAGAATGAAGTGGCAGCAGCACAGAAGGCTGCTGAACAGGCTCAGATTGAGCTTGCAGCTACAAAGGTAGCGATGACACTTGGTATTAACGCCAAGACACTTCCATATGTACTTAAGATGGCTGATTTCAGCAAGGCAAAGGATGCAGATGGAAAGATATCAGAGGACAATATCAAGGCTGCACTTGATCAGGTTATCAAAGATGTACCTGCACTTAAGCCGGTACAGGAAAGCAATGCAGGCTTTCAGATTGGTGCGGTACAGCAGAATAACGGGCAGCAGTCCTCTACAGGTAACAATGTAAATGTTCCAACAAAGAGATGGAACAGATTCAATTAAGAAAGGTTAAAAAGGTAATAATATGCCAAATTTGAATTACGCAGAACAGTGGAGCCCGGAATTATTAGCAATTCTTATGCAGGGCACACTTACATCACCATTTATTACAAGCAATGTTAAATGGTTAGATGCAAAGACATTCCACTTTACTCAGATGAGTGTAAGTGGTTATAAGAATCACAAGAGAACAGGTGGTTGGAACAAAGGTACATTTAACCAGAAAGATGTGCCATATACAGTAACACATGATAGAGATGTGTCTTTTTTAGTTGATGTGGCAGATGTAGATGAGACCAATCAGACAGCGTCTATCCAGAACATTTCACGCGTCTTTGAGCAGACACAGGTTGTACCTGAGACAGATGCATTATTCTTTAGTAAGGTTGCACAGGCTGCACAGAATACAGAATTATACCATTCTGAAACTTCTGCTACAGAATACACAACAGAGAATGTGTTTGCGAAGCTTAAAGCTATTCTGGCAGCAGGAAAACTTAGAAGATACAAGGCAAATGGAAGCCTTATCATGTATGTGTCTTCTGACATTATGGATAAGCTTGAGGTGTCTAAGGAATTTACACGCAAGATTGAAATGACACAGATTGCAGAAGGCGGTCTTGGTATTGAGACTCGTGTTACTGATATTGATGGTGTAACACTTATGGAAGTTGTCGATGATGAAAGATTCTATGACAGATTCGATTGGGATGTTGCAGAAGGTGGATTTACTCCACTTAAGTCAAAGTATGCTGCAACAACTGATACAGATGTAGCAGAAGGAAAGACATACTACACTAAGAGCGACAGCACTTATACAGTTGTGGCAAAGCCTACAAAGGCTAATATAGCCACATATTATGAAAAGGCTGTTCAGGGCTCACGCAAGATTAATGTGCTTGTTGCATGTGGCCAGACATGTAAGACAGTACCTAAGATTTCATCAATCTATTACTTTGCACCAGGAGCACATACAGAAGGAGACGGATATCTTTATCAGAACCGCCAGTTAAGTGATACATTTGTATTCCCTAATGGCAAGGATGGTAAGGTTGATTCTGTATTCGTTGATGTAGATCCTGCAGAAGAGATTGCAGAGTAAGCCTATGGTATATGCAAGTAAAGAGCAGTACCTTAGTGAACATAGACTTATCCCGGATGAGCAGATAGTACGAAGATTAAAACAGGCGAGCCGACATATCGACTCGCTTACTTTTAATCGTATAACATCAAGAGGCTTTGATAATCTGACAGAGTTCCAGCAGGCAATAATCATAGATGTATGCTGCGAAATGGCTGATTTTGAATATGAGAATGAGGACATGATTAATTGTGTCTTGCAGAACTATTCTTTAAATGGAGTATCTATGCAGTTTGGCAGCAGTTGGAATGTTCTTATACAGAATGGAATTGCTATAAAGCGTGATACATACCAGATACTCTGTCAGACTGGCTTGTGCTGCTTAAGTCTGGGGGTGTGAGTATGAAGTACCCATGTTTAATACTAAAGAGCATGTGTAAGACAGAAATACACCTTGAGATAGAACAAGAAGGCAGGAATGTCTATGGAGAACCTCTTGAACCCATTATTTGGGATGGCTTATGTAACTATCAGGACAGCGGCAAGACCGTATTAACGGCAGAAAAGGTTCTTATACAACTTGAAGGATGTGCTTTGATACAAGGAGATATTGCACCAGAACTTCCGATAATTACAAGTGGTGATATAACCGTTTATGGAGTTACAAGGCATATATACAAGGGTACAAAGTGCCGTAATCCGGACGGTACAGTTAATTATGTAAGATTGGATGTGATGTAATGGCAAGGAATGTGAAATCTACAGTGAAGCTTAATATGCCTATGGTAAGGAAGCTTACGGCAGCAGCAAAAGTGTCAGTTGCACAAACAGCAGAAGCAATACATACAGATGTTGTTCAGAGTCAGGTTATACCGAGGGATACTGGAGCATTACAGAATGAAAGCACATTTGTTGATTTATCTGATATAGGTCAGGGAAAAGCATATCTTGTGTCTAGTACACCATACGCCAGACGGCTGTATTACCATCCGGAATACAACTTCCATCAGACACCGTGGACAGATGATAAAGGCAAGAAACATGAAGGAAATGCAAATGCTAAAGGCAGATGGCTTGATGACTACATGAAAGGTGGTAAGAAGCAGAATCTTGCACCTAAAGCATTTGGAAAGTTTTATAAAAAGAATGCGGGGTTATGATGTTAGGAATAGGTGATGTGAGAGACCTTATAGCAGGTCTTGGGATAGCGGCTGATGACCATGTATATTGTGGAAAGCTTGATGATAAGAAAGATAAGAGCATAGGTGTATACCATCTTAACAGGAAAGATAATGTTCAGATGGCTGTTGGAGGTATACAGAATAGCTCTTACGCTGTCAAATCCATAAGTATACTGGTTCATTGGGATAAAAGTGTCAGGGAGACTGAAAAAGTCTCACAGGAGCTATACGATAAGCTCAGAGATATGAAACGGGTAAACATTAATGGCACAAATGTTCTGTTTACAGAAATGCTAGTATCAGCACCAATTGAAGTTGATACAGACGATAAAGGAATATTTGAAATGGTCATAGAACTTAAATTTTACTATGAAAGGTAGGTAAAGATATGGGACAGAATACAAAGATAGCTGGATATAATGCGGAAGCAACACCATTAACAGGTGTTAATCCGGTGCATACAATTCAGTTTGGAATATGTATAACTGGAAGAAAGAATGCAGACACGCCAGAAACAGTAGAAACAAAGGTCGTAAAAGATGCAGAGAGTTTAAGCGTATCTGTAGATGGAACTATCGAAGAATGGAGTCCAATGGATCAGAAAGGCTGGGTAAGAAGGCTTATGACAGGTAAGTCGCTTAGCATGTCTTTCGGGGGCAAGCGTAACTATGGTGATGAAGGAAATGATTATGTGGCAAGCCTTTTCATGAAGACAGGACAGGATTGCAACACATGGGTATCTGTTATATTCCCTAACCTTGACCAGCTTCTTATACCGGCAGTAATCAATGTTACATCTCTTGGTGGAGATTCTACAAGCATTGATGCACTTGAATGGGAAGCACAGTCTGACGGTAAGCCGACATATATAGCATATGTAGCAGCTTAAAGAAAGAGAGGATATGAAAAATGGCAAAGACAGATTTTAGGGTAATAGATATCTCCATGAAGATTACGAATCAGTTACCTATGATTCGTATTACAGAAGATTTGGTTGTTACTGTTAATAACAGAAAGAGTACAATTCTTAATATACAGGCTATGGCACAGGAAGCAGAAAACAAGGAAAACAAGGATGATATGGCATTTATGATTAAAGGCCTTGAAATGCTTGTAGGAAAAGATGCTTCAGATAAGATTGAGGCATTAGATCTTCCTATTCCTGAATATAAGGAAATGTATAATACAATCATGCAGGTTGCTATGGGAACGTACGGCGAGGAGCAGACACCCTCAGCATAATGAGGCATATTATGATATATGGGATGATTGGGAACTGATAGAAGCCAGCTTCCTGTCCCAGTATGGCATACGATTGCGAACAGAAGATGATATGTCATGGGCTGAATTCTGCTCTTTATTGTCAGGAATAATGCCTGAAACACCGCTTGGAAGAATTGTAGGAATCAGAGCAGAAAAAGACCCTAAGGTTATAAAGGAATTCACTAAAGAACAGAAGAAAATCCGCAATGATTGGATATTAAGAAGAAATAGAAAATTAATGGAAGATCCTGCAAATTACAATAAGTATTGGAGTGACTTCCAAAATTGGGCTAAGACCGCTTTCTCTAAGTAGAAAGTGGTCTTTTTAAATGCCGGAAAGGAGGGAGTATGTCGGATGTAGTAGGACAGATAGCTCTTGAACTTGGCATAGACAGTTCACAGATAGTTAATCAGCTTACTGGCGCTTCTAATAAGGCGGCTAAGCAGGCAACATCCATCTTTTCTGGCATGGGAAAGAAGATAGCTGCTGGATTAAGTATAGCAGCTTTTACTAAGTTTACGAAAGACTGCTTAGAAGTTGGTTCTAATGTTACAGAAGTACAGAATGTTGTGGATACAGCATTTGGAGATTTAAGCCATCAGGCGGATTTGTGGGCTTCTAATGCTATGACTAACTTCGGCTTATCGGAATTATCGGCTAAGAAGTACATGGGTGTATTTGGCCAGATGAGTAATGCAATGGGTATTACAGGACAGGCTGCACTTGATATGGCAGAAGATGTTACCGGATTAACAGGTGATGTTGCATCATTTTACAATTTGAGTACAGATGAAGCATATACAAAGCTGAAATCCATCTGGACTGGTGAAACAGAGACACTTAAGGACCTGGGCGTAGTAATGACTCAGACGAACTTGGATCAGTATGCACTTAATAATGGCTTTGGTAAGACTACGGCTAAGATGACAGAGCAGGAAAAAGTAATGCTCCAATATCAGTATGTTACTAGTGCACTGTCCAATGCCACAGGAGACTTTGTTAAGACACAGGATTCCTGGGCAAATCAGACAAGAATATTATCACTCAGATTCGAACAGTTAAAGGCTTCTCTTGGTAAAGGCTTTATAGCATTATTTACACCTATATTACGAGGCTTAAATACTGTGCTTGCAGGCTTGCAGAAGGTTGCTGATGGGTTTGCAACATTTACACAGATGCTTACTGGTGCGGATATATCTTCTTCAGCTTCTTCAATAACAGGCCTTGGAGATATAGCGTCAGACACGGCGGATAATGTAAGTGGTATAGGAGATGCAGCATCTTCTACAGCGAAGGAGATAGAAAAATCACTGGCCGGATTTGACCAGATAGAAAAGCTTTCAGAGCCAACAGACAGCGGTAGTTCTAGTGGAGGTGGTACATCTTCTGGCGGTCTTGGTATAGACACAGGAGTAACAGCAGAATCAACAAATGTATCAAGTGCAATATCAGATATGGCATCTAAGGTCAAAAAGGCATTAGAGCCACTTAAGTCAATATCATTTGATAACCTGATAACATCACTTGACAATTTAAAAGAATCAGCAAAACCACTGACAGAAAAGTTATTTTCTGGTTTGGAATGGGCTTGGACGAATATATTTGTACCATTAGCTACATGGACAATTGAAGATGCGTTACCAGTTTTTTTAGATGTTTTATCATCGGGGCTTGATGTATTGAATAGTGCATTAGATGCTCTAAAGCCACTATGGGACTGGGCATGGGATAATTTCCTTGAACCGGTAGCAGAATGGACTGGTGGAATGATAGTTGATATCTTAAAAGATCTGGCAGCAGCTCTGGAGGGAATATCAACTTGGATTAGCAATAATCAAGGACCATTTGATGCAATAGTTGTAACGATATTAGCATTTGCAGCGGCTTGGAAAGCTGTAGAATTAGCTGAGTTTATAACAAATGCGGGCGGCGTAATAGGAATTATAAAGAGCCTTACTTCAACTTTATATGCATGTACAATTGCAAAGGTAGCAGATAAAGCAGAAACTTTAGCAATATGTGCATTGTATGCAAAAGATTTTATTGTTGGAATAGGGCAAACAATTGCAAAATTAGCCTCTTCCGCGGCGGCATGGGTAGCTGATACAGCAGCAAAAGTTGCTAATACAGCAGCAACAGCGGCACACACAGCAGCAACTTGGCTTGCTACGGCAGCCACAACAGCATTTGGTGTGGCAATGTCTATATTAACAAGCCCGATTACACTTGTAATTGCAGCTTTGGCAGCGTTAGGACTTGGAATATATGAACTGGTAAAGCACTGGGATACAGTAAAAGAGGCAGCAGGAATATGTTGGGACTGGATTGTAGATAAGTGGCAGTCTGCCGGAGAATGGTTTTCAGGTATCTGGGAGAGTATAACATCAGCCTTTTCTAAATTTGACGACTGGCTGCAGAATATCTTTAATATGGATTTCTCAAAGAGCTTCGGTTCATTGGGCGACATTATGAATGCATATGTTGCTAATGTGAAAAATATATTCGGAGATATTAAGAACATATTTGACGGCTTGATTGATTTTATCACAGGAATTTTTTCAGGAGATTGGGAAAAAGCGTGGAATGGAATAATAGATACATTTAGCGGGATTTTTTCTTTACTGGCAGATGTTGCGAAAGCACCACTCAATCTTGTTATTGGATTTATTAACGGACTGATTACAGGTGTTCAATCTGGCATAAATGCAATAGTAAGGTCTGTAAATAAGCTTAGCTTTAAAGTACCAAACTGGGTACCGGGTATAGGTGGCGAAGATTTTGGATTCCATTTACCGGAAGCCGACTTCTCTAAGATTCCATACCTTGCACAAGGCGGATATGTTAAGCCAAACACCCCACAGCTTGCCATGATTGGTGATAACAGACACCAGGGTGAAGTTGTAGCACCAGAGGATAAACTTCTTGATATGGCACAGAAGGCAGCTGCTATGGCATCCAGTGCAGAACTGCTGGCAGAAGCCATAAGTATTCTTAAGCAGATACTTAGGATACTTGAAACACAGGACCTTGATATACAGCTTGATGGAAAGAGTCTTAAGAAATATGTGGTTGATAAGATTAACGAGCATACAAAGCAAACAGGAAAATGTGAGATTATAACTTAACAAGGATGTGATGAATTGATACTGAGATGTGACGGGCAGGAGCTTCCGGCTCCTGTCTCCCTAAAAGTGGATGATGAGATTATATGGTCTTCTTCTACAGGACGAGCACTTGACGGAACAATGTTGGGTGATGTTGTCGCTGAAAAGAAGACCTTATCTATTAATTGGGGAATATTGAAGGAAGATGAGATGGCACTTATTAAGAACAAACTCATCGCCGGATTCTTTCCAATAACATTTCATGATGATGGACAGGATATAACAATAACAAGCTATAGAGGTACATTAAGTAAAGAGGTGCTGGGTGATATAGGTGACGGTAACTATTATTACAGAAGTGCCAGTGTATCTATAATACAGCAGTAATAGGAGTAAATATGAAGATAACATTAAGCATTAAGGATATAGAAAAGCAGATTAATAGCTTACAGTCTATTAATAAAAAGCTCCCCCTGAGAGTTAACTGGGCGATTGTTAAGAATCTTAAAACACTTAAAGCAGAGCATTCATGTGCAGAAGATTTGAGAATTAAGATTCTTGAGACATACTGCATGAGAGATGAAAAGGGGAATTCTATTATAGAGAATGGTAATTACAGGTTTGAGAACGATGCAGAAGCAAGAACGGCAGTTAAACAAATTGAAGAACTTAATATGACAACTGCAGAGGTGGATATTTGCACTATAAATATTGCTGATATAGAAAAGTGTAATGGAAGTGATTATGAAGCACTTACAACGCATGATATTGAAGCATTGGAGTTTATGATACAGGAGTAAATTATGTATAAAAATGTTACAGAGCAGTTTGCGACAACTATTCGTTCTCCATCAAGGACATTTAATCTTAGACTTAATGTAGAAGGAACATGGATAGACGCAGGCTTTAAGAAAATGACATATGAGAATGCTTCCTGTGCAGATGAATATTTACAATTAGGTTCAACAGTTGCGGCCAAAATTGAGCTTACTATAAAAAAGAGCGATATTCTTTTTGACGGTATAGAGTTGCCGTTAGAAATAGGCCTCTTACTGCCAGATGGAACTTATGAATATGTTCCGGTAGGAATATTCAAAGCCGAGCATCCAACAAGTGACCAATATACGACAACATTTACAGCTTATGACAGAATGATACAGACGACAGGATTATATGCTTCTGAGTTAGAGTATCCGGCATCTGCAGTTGCAGTTATGAATGAGATAAGTGAAGGTTGTGGTATTCCTGTAAATATTGAAGGTTTGGAAGATATTATTATTGATACCAAGCCTAATGGCTATGTATATCGCGAAATGATAGGATACATAGCTTCTTTGGCAGGTGGTTTTGCTTGCGTGGATAGAACGGGAACCATTGTAATTAAGTGGTATGAGGATAACGATGCTACATATAACTTATCAAGGATCATGTCATTTGAAAAAGATGAAGGTGAGTTTAAACTTGAAAAATTAACATGCAATGTCGATAGCTCTACAACATATACATCTGGAGACGGTCTTCTTGGTATAACCTTGGATAATCCTTTTATGCCACAGGCAAAACTTGAAAAAGTATATGCGAAACTAAAGGGATTTACATACAGAGGTGCAACAATAAAGGCTCTGGGAGATATACGTCTGGATCCATGGGATATTATTACAGTAGAAGATGGAGAAGATGTATATAAAATTCCGGTAATGAATATTGTGCAGGAATATGACGGTGGTATGTCCATGACAATATCTTCTTATTCCAAAACAAAAACGGAAGAGGAGATAGACTTCAAGGGTCCTTCTATAACAGAAAAAGAAAGAACTTATACTGAAATACAAGAAACAAAAAATCTGTTGGCCAAAAAGGTAGATGCAGACTATGTTAATTCACGTTTTACTAAAACAGAAGATTTTGAGGCAACTAACGCAAAGATACGAAAAATTGAAAGTGAGAAGCTTAGCGCTAAGGATGCTGAACTAAAATATGCCAATATAGATTTTACTAACATTGGTAAGGCCGCTATGGAATATTTTTATTCCATGTCTGGTTTAATAAAAAATGTAACTGTAGGTGATCAAACTATTACCGGAGAACTTGTCGGTGTAACCATAAAGGGCGATATAATCGAGGGTAACACCATTGTGGCAGATAAGCTTGTAATTAAAGGTGAAGACGGTCTTTATTACAAACTTAATACCGATGGTATTACGACTGAAGCACAACAGACAGACTATAACAGTCTGAATGGACAAGTTATCAGGGCTAAGTCAGTTACAGCGTCTAAAATAGATGTTAAAGATTTAGTGGCTTTTGATGCAACTATTGCTGGTTTTAAAATAGAGGATAGTGCTATATATTCGATAGGAAAAGAATCAGCAACTAGTGGTGTTCGTGGTATATTTTTTAGTAAAGACGGTCAGATGGCTGTTGGCGATTCAAAACATTATATTAAGTATTATAAAGATACAGATGGTTTGTATAAGCTTAGGATTTCTGCAGATGCCTTAGAGTTTTCTACAGGTGGAAGTGTAGAGGATGCAATCGGCAATTTGAAAGATGAGCTTGATAGTGTAAAAGAAGAAATAGTTTCCATAATAAGCATATCTTCAAGCAAAGGAAATGTGTTTAAAAATACTAATGTATCAACTGTATTATCTGTAACGATATTCAGAGGCACACAGAGAATAACTAACATAGAAGAACTCAAGGCTACATATGGAGAATCTGCATATTTGCAGTGGAAGTCACAGGAACATGATGGCGACACTTATCTTGAGATTCCGGCAATTGATGAACGTATATCAGAAGGCGGATTCAAATTTACAATAAGCCCTAACGACATAGATACAAAGGGCATATATACATGTGATTTAATCACAGATTAGGAGGAAATAGAATATGGCAATTAAAGCTACTGGTCAGTTGACCATTATCGATGTCACTGATGCGTATTCAGTGATACTTACAAGTGAGGCGTATACATTTGTTGGTAATACGTCTGGCGCACCAGCAGGACTGAAGTGCGCTACACAGGCTGTTGCTTATTGTGGTTCTAATCAGTGTTCTGTTGTAAACGTAGACAAGAAGGCAATTACATGCCCTAATGGAATTTCAGTTGCAGTAGAGAACAGCGGAACAGCATCACCAACAATCACATTTACAACAACAGCTACAGTAACAGCAGCATGTGAGGCTGTAATTCCAATTGTTGTTGATGGTGTAACAGTTAATAAGAAATTCTCGTTTGCAGTCGCAAAGACAGGACAGACAGGACAGACTGGTGCTACAGGACAGACAGGTGCTGCCGGAGCAGATGCTATTACCGTTACTATTACAAGTAGCAACGGTACAGTGTTCAAGAATAATACAGGTAACACAGTACTTACAGCACATGTATTCAAGGGTTCTATTGAGCAGACAATCACAGACGCGGGAGTGGTTAGCGGTCTTGGTTCTATTAAATGGTATAAAGCAGGCAGTACAACAGCTTTAGCAACAGCTAAGACTCTAACAGTATCTGCGAACGATGTGGCTAATACACAGGCATATACATGCCAGTTAGAAGGCTAGTAAAGAAGGGAGGCGTACGTCAAAATGGCAGTTAAAGCATCTAGTCAAATTTCAATTATAGATGTCACTGACGCATATTCAGTTACATTAACATCGGAGGCGTACACCTTTGTTGGGAATACTGCTGGGGCTCCGTCTGGGTTGACATGTACGACTCAGGCGGTTGCTTATTGTGGGAATACTGTATGCAAGATAATAGTGGGAACAATTACGTGTCCTATTGGTATTTCAGCATCAGTTTTGAATAACAATACGGTATCTCCAACAATAACATTCAAGACGACAGCTACAATTTCTGCGGCATGCGAAGCCACAATTCCGTTAACGATAGACGGGGTTACTATAACTAAGAAATTCTCGTTTGCGGTTGCAAAGACTGGTGCCACTGGAGCATCAGGCAAAGGAATTAAATCCACAGTAATAGCATATCAGGCTGGGGCATCTGGGAAGACTGCTCCAACTGGTACTTGGGTAACTTCTCCACCAGAGACTACAGCAGTGTTACCTTATTTATGGACACGTACAGTTTTCACTTATACAGATAATACGACAAGTACGTCGTATAGTGTTGGCGCCACACCAGAAGGAATTCAGGTTGGTGGTAGGAATCTTGCACAAAAGACGTCTAGTAAGTACGATGCTGGTTTTTCCAAGTTCGATGGAAACGATAACGTTTGTTTTAGCATTGGAAACACTTTAACTGATGGGTTGTCAGTAGGCGACGTAATATCAATTAAGTTAATATGCAAATATACTAATATAGTATCTGTAAGTGGAAAAACTCCTCAGGTTCGTATCGTTGGAGCTGGTAATGTAACAGGTTGGAATGATAATGGGTATTTTCCAGTAAATAATTATACTAAGCTGTCTGGCTCTAATGGTGAAGTAACAATAATGTATCAGGCAATAATTAATGCCAATCATGTTAAAAATTCGTATTGGAATACGTTACTCAGAACAGATGCGATTCAAAGTGGCATAATACAATGTAAGATGTTTAAAGTTGAACGTGGTACAAAATGTACAGACTGGTCACCAGCCCCAGAGGATACTGATAATAAAATATCAGATGTATGGCAGGGAGTTAATGATGTATATGATGACTATTCGGAATTCAAAGAGAATACCTATACCAAAACTGATGTGGACTCTAAAATAAGAGAGGCCAATGGTGCAATCGAGATGACCGCTAATGCCACTTATCAACGACAGGATGCTATGGGTGATTACTATACTGTCACTCAGGCAAATTCAGCTATAAACGAACGAGCTAATCAAATAGAGGCTAAGGTTAGCGCAATCAAAATAGGTGGTCGAAACCTTATTATTCGCACGGGGGAACTTGTTAATAAATCATTACAGGCCGATGGTTCTACGAACGACTACGACAAAACAAATGTCATGGGTTCGAAGATATCTGTTGTACCTGGCGAAGAGCTTACATTTCATAAAGATAACCCAGCCGAATGGTTCAGATGGAATTGGTATGATAGTGAAGGAAAATTCATGTCGAGAATGCCAAACAAGAATAATTTATTCACATGGAAAGTTCCAGATGGCGCATATTTTATATTGGTAAGTTATCCGAATACAGGTAACGTTAAGGTGGAACGAGGTAATCGAGCCACAGACTGGACACTAGCTCCAGAGGATACAGATGCCAAGATAGATGATATATCTATAGGCGGAAGGAACCTTATTAAGACAACTGATTTGACTGTTGGTTGGATTGATGATACTGGAGCGTTTCGATATGCAGGTGATTGGGACAAGACATTCCTTACTGGTGAATATATATCTGTTGATGCCGGAAAAGAGTATATGTTCCAATTATTTTGGACAGATGACAACACAGAAGCTTGGATTGTATATGCTTATTACAATGCTAATAAAGAGTTTATTAAGGTAGCACCAAATCAGATTTATAACAAGGATAAGTATTATAAAGAAAAGTTAACCATTCCGAGCGGTGTAGCGTATATGCGTATATCGTGGGAGTTTGGTGCTCAGCGTGCCGTTAAGCTCGAAAAGGGTAACAAAGCCACAGACTGGACTGCGGCACCAGAGGATACAGAAGCTAAGATTGCACTTAAGGTAGATGAAAAGTCATTGAAAAGTGCAATTGAGGCCATAGCTGATACAATTAATATAACTGCTAGGGGTGGATTGAATATTTCCGGTAACAGATTTACGTTGACATCAACGAATACAACTATTACCGCAGATGGAACAATAACCTCGAGAGGAACAAGCGTTGGTTCAGATGGAAATAAATACTTAATGGCAGCAACATTGCGAGGAGGAGAGCTTAAAGTATGGAATAATACATCTAATAATGGAGTAAGGATCCAAGGGCATGGTTTATTCGGTTATGACGATGATGGAACTAATACAATTCAATTAATATATACTCCAAGTGATGAGAACGACTTGAGTACTGGTTTGTGGTTATATTCCAATTTAGGGCAAGAAATACATGTGACAAGAAAAGAAATATGGCTCCAGGGAAATAATAGTGATGGAAGTATATATGGTTATTGCAACATAGGCAAAGGATATATGCGCATTGATTCTTCTGGAACGACATATTATGGCGATTGTGCACTATCTGTGCTAGGCGGAGCAAAGATTCAAGATCTGCACGCAATGGATAGCATGACAGTTGGATGTGATGTGAAAGAGGTTAAAATGTGGAACACATATTTTGGTTATTGTCAACCTGTTACAGCAGCGACGAACAGAGTCACGTTAAAGTGGACTGGGGCAGCTTTGCAAGTATGGATTGACAACACATTAGTAGGAACATTATTTGAATAATAGAAAGAAGGTAGTAAAAATGTTAGAGACAAGAAAAGATATTACATTTACAGGAACAAGTTATGTTGAGAAAACAGTGACAGGTTCATCTGAAAAGCAGAGAATTAATATTGTATACCTCTCAGCATCAATTTCAGATGATGGAAGCAGTGTAAGCGTTAACAAGAATATTCAGAACAAAACGGAATATCTTGCTAACAAGAAAGCTTGCATGGAGGATATGGCAGAGTTTGAAGAACTTGCATTATCTTTAATTGAATAAGAGCTCATTACAGCGTCTAGCATTAAGCTAGGCGCTTTTTTAGAAGGAGGAAAAGAAAGATGATAACATTAAAGGCAATTTACATGGCAGCAGCACACGACAAGCTGATCCAGCTTGTTATTATAGCTGTAATAATTGATACAATATTTGGAGTATTAAGGGCAATTAAAGAACGTAAATTTAACAGTTGTTTTGGTATTAATGGAGCAATTCGTAAGTGTGGAATGATAATATCCATTATGCTCCTTGTAATCGTTGATTACATAACAGGATTTAATATGATTGGATTTCTGCCGGAACAGGTTAGACAGCATATGGGTAATCAGATAGGAATTTCTGGCTTTATCGCACTACTTTATAATGCATATGAAACAGTAAGCATTTTGAAGAATATGGCATTATGCGGTTTGCCTGTAAAGAAGCTGTGGTTATATGTTAAGACATTTTTGGGAAATTATACAGATGAATTGCCGGATGATGATGAGTTGGCAACGGCGAAGATTAAGGAGGAAAAGTAATATGAGTATTAGAGGAATTGATATTAGCGATAACAACGGAACACTTGATTGGGACATTATCAAGGAACAGATTGATTTCGCCATGGTAAGAGTTGGATATGGCTCTAACTATGAATCACAGGACGATAGACAGGCTATAAGAAACATGCAGGAACTTGAAAGAATAGGCAAACCATATGGAGTATATATGTACAGCTATGCACTTAATGAAGACGAGGCACATAGCGAAGCTGCACATATCCTGAGAATGATTGCTGGCTTTAATCCAGTGTTAGGCATTTACATTGATATGGAAGATGCAGACGGCTACAAAGTAAGGAACAACAAAGATCCTCGCACTAATGGAGAAGCATATACTAGATATTGCCAGATTGTTACGAATGATTTAAAGGCAGCCGGTTTTGAGGTTGTAGGTACATATGCTAACCTTGACTGGTTCTCTAATATCTTAGATAGAGAAGCGCTTACAGACAAGAAGTGGCTTGCTATCTGGGGACCAGATAGTTGCCCTGTAGATTGGGCCGAAATCTGGCAGGATAGTTCGGATGGTTGCATAGATGGTTCGTCTGCAAGGACAGATACAGACGTATATATCAACGAAGAAGCTTTTAGTACTTATGCAAAGATTAATGTGCCGGAATATGAGCCAGAAGAGCCTATACCTGAAAGGGATATAGAAGATGTAGGTACAATGTACCGCGAAGGAGATCACGTTTGTTATAACAGAATCTATTATACAGCCGGAGACTGGACCGATGGTGCAGCAGCATATTATACAGATGGATTTATAACACATGTATATGAAGGAGCCAGACATCCTTACCTTATCGGGGAGGGGACAGGATTCGTAGACGATAATTGTATTACAGGCCATTATGATAATGAGCCTAATGACGCACCACCAGAAGAACAGGAAGATGAGACAGAAGATGTAGCGTATACTACAGTAGAAGCTGGCGAAGGATTCTGGCAGGTAGCAGAAAGAGCATTAGGAGATGGCACAAGATATCTTGAGTTAGCAGAATTTAACGGCATGGATATTAGTACACCACTCTATGTTGGTATGGAGCTTAAGCTTCCTAATTAATTTTATAATTAAAACTGAAAGGGGCATATCATTTTGCGATATGCCCCTTTTTTTATTGCTCAAAATTTTATAAAAAACTGTTGACATAATAGTCGCTATCGACTATTATATAAATGCAGATAGGCGATAACGACTATAATAAAAAGGGAGGGGTATAAAGATGGGAACGTATGTATTACGAGATTTTGGAGGGTATATAGGCTATAAAATTGAAGAGCAGGAATTATACAAAATAATGAATATAGCATATCCAGAACGTAATTATGGAGACGGCTGGTACGAAAAGACGCAAGCGAATCTATGGAAAAAAGGCGATAAGAAAAGGAAATATCTTAAACTAAAAAGATATAGAAATCATCAGTTCAGAAGTGAAAAAGAACTTGGGTATTATGACTGCGTGACAGGAATATATGTTGTGATAGAAAAATACCACAGAACGAAAGATGATGTAATAAAAAAATATAACGAAATGAATTAATATTATGAAGGAGAATAAGATTATGACAAACATGGAAATTGTAAAAAAGATGGCAAAGTTAAACATATTATGTGCAAGATACAGTGAAAGACACAACATAATTAGGTGCAAAACATGGAGAGACATCGACAGACTTATCACAGGAAATAAACTTACAATTAAGTATAAAGATGCTGCAGATGTTTTATATAATAATATATCTAAGATATGCGGTGCAAATGAATACTTGGTTAAAAGCGCTTTGGAATTAAAGGCTGAAATATATAACAGTGACATTAAAGATTTGAGATTCGGACTTGAGCCACAGAGAAAATTCACAGATGAAGAAAATAAATTAGATCAGGAATTAATAAGACAGAAGTTCTTTTACAACTCAGAAATGCTGGAGATAAAAGAAGCAGTAGAAATTCTCAATGGCACTGTAACTGAGAGCGCTATTAAGCAGGCATGCCAGCAGGAACGTTTACTCAACACGCAGAAGATAGGTAAAACATGGCTTGTAAGTGGACCTGAATGTAGAGCGTACTGGAATATCCCTGATCCATACATGAATCAATCCAGAGTGAATCGAGAATATTAAATTGTGATTGCTATATTAAGTAATATGTGAAACATAATCATCAATTAGATATAAAATATACGCATTATACGCATAAAAACTATTGACAAAATACGCATAATGTGTATAATATAATTATAGATGAGATACCAAGGAAGGAGGAAAGCTAATGACTGTCAGAGAGCTTGATAAGCTTATAAAAAACGACGGTTGGTATTTTGTAAAACAAGTTGGTTCGCATATGCAATATAAGCATCCAACTAAAACTGGAAAAGTTACGATACCAAACCACAAGGGAGATGTCGATATAAAGACAGCGAACTCGATACTTAAGCAGGCAGGACTTAAATAGTCCTGCACAGCTTATATAGGTTGTGGTATCTAAAATTATAGATAGAAAGAAGGTTAATGATTATGAAGTTAGTATATCCTGCAGTATTTACACCATGCGAACAGAACAAAGGTGGTTATACAGTAGAAGTTCCAGATCTAAAAGGCTGCGTGACAGAAGGCGACAATTTAGCGGAAGCAATTGAAATGGGAATCGATGCTGCAAGCGGTTGGGTACTTGATGAATTAGAAAATGGTAATAATATACCTGAGCCATCGTTACGGGAAGATATAAAGCTGGATGATGACAACAGCTTTATTAATATGCTTGTACTAGACATGGACTCTTATTCTGAAAAATATGGGAATAAAACTGTTAGAAAGAATATAACAATACCGGCCTGGCTGAATACTTATGGAGAAAAGAATAATATTAATTTTTCTAAGGTATTACAGGATGCACTATTAAAAAAGGCACAAGGATAGAATCAGCCCCTCTACAATATGCTAGAGGGGGATTTTGAAAAAAGTGGGTAATGTATATAAATAAGTAGAAATAATATACCTTAATGAAGTATGGTGGACCTGACGGCGAGCTGGGGGCATCAATGAGATATCTTTCTCAAAGATATTCTATGCCATACAGGGAGGTTGCCGGACTGTTGACAGATATCGGCACGGAAGAACTTGGACATCTGGAAATGGTTAGTACAATGGTTCATCAGCTTACAAGAAATCTTACAATGGAACAGATAAAAGGAACTCCGTTTGAGGCATATTATGTTGATCATACGGTTGGAGTATGGCCGCAGGCTGCAGGAGGTGT